CGTGAAATAAATTGGTACAAGAGCATGTCTCGTAACGTATACGACATTGAACCTCCTGTGCCTGAGATCTGGAAATCAGTCGCCGATAAGGACGGTAACATCAACTCAAACTACGGTTGGTGTGTATACTCCGAAGAGAACTATAATCAATACGAACGACTGATCGATGAACTTAAGAAGAACCCTGATTCTCGTCGAGCAATCCTGATCTATACACGTCCTTCCATCTGGGTTGACTTCGATGAAGGCGGTCGATCCGACTTTATCTGTACTAATGCTTGTCAGTATCTTATTCGAGACGGTAAGTTGGTTTCTATCGTCAGTATGCGAAGTAACGATGCCATCTACGGTTTTAAGAATGATGCAGCATGGCAGATGTATATCCACCAACAGATTGCTGACGAACTCGGTGTTGAGACAGGTGATCTGATTTGGAATGCAGGTTCCTTACACGTTTATGAACGACACTTTGACCTTGTGAAATGATATCTTATAGCTGGCACCAAAAGTATCTAGGACTTGCAAAACACGTTGCGTCCTGGAGTAAGGATCCTAGTAAACAGATCGGAGCCGTTGCCGTAGGTGATGTCGGTGAGATACTTGCGACTGGGTTTAACGGTTTACCTCGTGGCATAGAAGATACGGAATTTAGGTTGACAAACCGTGAAGAAAAGTATAAGTTAGTTGTACATGCAGAGATGAACTGTATTTACAACGCAACGCACAATGGTGTATCGTTGCGTGGAGCAACACTATATGTATGGGGTCTGCCTGTATGTAGCGAATGTGCAAAGGGTGTAATCCAAGTTGGTATCAGACACGTTGTGATGCCACACGAAGGAGATGTTATACCACTTAAGTGGGCACAATCGTTTATGGCAACGGCAGACATGTTTGAAGAAGCCGGAGTGACTTATGAAAGAATCAGTCTTAGTGATGGGGATCAACCCATCGAGCCAGGCGTGGCGTAAGAACTGCTCGTTAGATCGACTGCAGATCTGGATGACGGATCTAGGTTACGATCATTACTGTTTTAGTAATGTCATACCTTACGAGGGTGAATACAAGCTGAAGGATGTCGACCTTGAGTTTGTAAAGGAACAAGCAATCGGCCACAGTAAAATCATTGCACTAGGAGGATTCGTATCGACTGTCTTTCGTCGGTGTGGTATAGAACATTTCAAGATGCCCCATCCATCGCCTTTGAACAGAAGGCTAAATAGTAAGGAGTATGAACTTGAAATGTTGAATGAATGTAGGAGGTACTTATGCTAAACGTCGTCATTCCAGCCGCAGGTGAAGGTACAAGACTTCGCCCTTTATCATCAAACGTCTCGAAGGCGATGGTTCCTGTCAATGGAAAACCAACGATTGCTTATATCATCGAACAAGCAAGAAAGCTTGCCGACGTCGAAGAGATCGTAATCGTCGATGGTAAGTTTACAGATATCCGTGAGTTCGTTGAGTTACGATACGATGATGTAAGCTGTGTCAATCAAGGTTCTTTAGATGGACCAAGGGATGCAATCGCAAAAGGTGTTGCGGCACTAAAGGAACCGAACCTACCGTTGGTCGTATGGCTTGGAGATGCAATCATTCTTGATGATGATCTTCCACTCGGATCCGACTTTGTTCTTACGACAAAGGTCGATGATCATTCGGCTTGGTGCATGTATGATGGCGATAAGTACTATAACAAACCAAAAGAAAACATTGATAACGCAGAAGCTCTTGTTGGATTATACTCATTCTCAGAAGGCTGGGATGCAAGACACCACTTCATGAACAACCAAGGATACGATATTAGTGAAGCCATCGATGCTTATTGTAATGACTTTGAGATCAAGATGAAATCGGTCAACACAGATCAGTGGTACGATATCGGTGAACTGCGTACATACTATAAAACGTCGGCTGAGCTTCTGAACCGTAAGAGTCGAGCATTCAATGATTTTAGTTACGACTCAATGCTTAACATCGTAACAAAGAAGTCGCTTGAAAGACCACAGACTATTGCACAGGAAAAGAATTGGTATCAGTGTATCAACGAAGAACAGAAACTCTTCACTCCTAAGCTCTATGATCGTGGTCCTTGGCTGAATCTATCATACGAGACAGGTACGTTGGTATCGGATCTCTTTATGTTTGGCGATCTTACCGAAGGCACCACCAAGTACATCATCGATAGAACATTGGATATTGTTGCTCGATACTTCCACCAAGAACCGTGTAAGATAGATGATATCATCGAGATCAACGATAATGTAGATAGTCTCTGGGTAAGCAAGAGTATCAGTCGACTTAAAGGCCACTTCGATGATGACTACGAAAAGCTATTGATAAGCATGGCTAGGTCCGCTGCTGAGAATACGATACCGGTCAAATGTATGCACGGTGATCTGCACGGAGGAAACATTCTCTATAACAGCTCGAACGATCATATAACCTTTATCGATCCAAGAGGTGGCTTTGGAAATCTTCTTGGTTGCCACGGTGATGCTCTGTACGATCTTGCAAAACTTGCTCACGATTTCTATCATGGTTATGGAGAGATCGTAAACGAAGGTCAGTATAACATATATGTAAGAGAATCGTTCGTTGCAGCATTGGAAGAAAGAGATCTTCCTGTGGATTTCATTGTTGATCTTGGTGCATTACTTATGGCAACATGTGTTGAACTACATGGTGATAAACCTGGTCATCAGTCCCTTATGGTCGAAACAGTAAAGAGTTACATCGATGAAAAGCATAGTGATTGATCTCGATCATACGATCTGTATTCCAAACCTAGATATGCCTGACACATTTAGTCGATATGCACAGGCAAAACCGGTTCCGGAAATTATTGACAAAATGAAGGAACTGAAGTATAATGGATTTAAGATTATCATATCTACATCTCGTAGAATGGTCACTCACGATGGAGATATAAATAAAATCGTAGAGGATGTCGGACAGGTTACGATTGATTGGCTTGACACATACGATGTTCCTTACGATGAATTGATATGGGGTAAGCCATATTCATCGACGTATTACGTTGACGATAAAGCAATGACTCCATCTGATTTTGTGAAATGGGATATATCATGAAACGCATAGCTTTCGCCAAGGTTGGTAAATCCATTAAGTTTGCATCAGCTTTCTCTCCAATCGGTGGAGATAACGAAGCGCCTGCGATTTTACGAGCTTTAGCAAATAATAATCCAAATATCACGTTTTATATTGTCGGACGTTCCGATTTTCATAAGCTAAATGAAATAAAAGTTCACGAATTGTTTCCATATGGGAATGTAGTTGACGTCTGGGGTAAAACCCGGTTTCTAAGTGAAACTGAAAAGTTTAACCATATTATACAGCAACATAAGAAATACGACTTTGAGTACGGTATTATGATGTTTGGCCAAGTTGGCACGGTTACAATCCCAGGCAGGACTCAACAAGTAAAGAATCGTGATCTGATTGCATCTGTTATCGATATGACAAAGAACTACACGTCTCCTATTACAATGTGGATGAACGAGTGTAAGGTTCCATATGTTGAGATCCAAAACGATCCGAGATATCACTGTAACCAAGCAAGGGATATCTTTCATCTTCCTGAAGTAACTCTCAGCCAATACGATTATACTCTACACGCAAGTCATATGAAGAGTTATGAGGATCAAGATCGAATCACAACGGATGTAAAGGCTGTGTATGCCGGTATGGAGATGGGGTTCTGTTACGACCGTCCGTATCCTACACTTACGGATTATAAGAAGAACGTTCCCTTTACGGTTGTACTCAATGAAGGATCTCCATCAAGATACAATATGCTTAAGGAATGGGTTCTTGACTATAACGAAGACGTTGAGATCTACGGTAAGTGGGAACATGAAAATGCATTGAGTGATACGCGTTTCAAGGGATCGCTGAAACTCGAGGATCTGCAACCGCTCCTACACCGTACCAAGTATACACTAATCATTCCAATCGCTAAGGGATGGGTAACGTCTAAGTATATCGAGATGATACACAACGGAGTGATACCGTTCTTTCATCCGACATATGATGAACAGAAACACATCGAGGTCAACGACTTTCTACGACCTAAGTCACCAAAGGATCTGATGGATCGTATTAAGTTCCTTGAGGAGAATCCTGAACAGTACAACGTTCTCCTTGATAAAATGCAGAGGATGTTGAAACACAGCTACTACGACGGCACCTATATGTCGGAACAGATCCTTGGATCGTTCATTGATGATTATGAACTACCCGACCTTTCACAGTACCAGAAACAAGAAGTAAAGACTAACAGTTTAGAGGATTTCTTTTCATGAGATGGGCACCTGTAATACCGCTTATTGGCGGATTCCCATTGGGAAGCTATTATGCAACCAAAGAAAAACCAGTGGCGATCTATTCGTATTCACCATTCGAAGCGAATGACAGTCATCTTACAAACTATTGGGACGATGTTCCATACCGACGATTCGATGTTGAAGGCGAAGTAAGTACTCTGTCAGAGGGTTTGGACTTCGTCGTTGCGACTCCACCATGCGCTGCTCTTTCGCAGTTGAACACAGGAAAGACTGAAGAAGCAAAGGGTGTTTGTGCAGCAAGTACCGTATGGATGTATGAGTCAATCAAAGACGCAGTAAAGTATCTTGACCCAAAGGTTATCATGGGAGAGAATGCACCTGCACTCTATACAAAGAAAGGACTACCGGTCGCTGAGCAGTTACAGGATCTTGCGACTGAATTAGGTTACTCCTTTACACTGTATAAGACAAACACTCGCTTTCATGGTATTCCACAGAGTCGTGAACGTACATTCTATATTCTTTGGAAAAAAGATACTGCTCCTGTGATGAACTTCTATGAACGCAATCGAGAGACATTCCAAAAGTATCTGTCTGAACTCGCAGAAGATGCAATGCAGAACGATATTGTTATCAATAAAAAGCTGACTGATGAACCGCAATGGAGATTCCTGAAAGCAAGGTATAAGACAGATGATCCTCGTCCTATCATTGCTCAACGAGCAATCACAGCTCATAACTATATTATGAAGTCGGATCTGTTGCCTGAGTACATTGAGTGGATCACTGAGAACGGAACGGAAAATGAGATTCGTTTGGCACATCATATGAAGATGAAGTACGATAGCGGTCGTGGTATTTGGGATTCGTCGGTACACGTTTTCAGTGATGTAATGAACGCCGTGATCGGTCGTAATCTGAATGATACAATTCATCCGATGAAGGATCGCTCTCTTACTATTCGTGAAGCATTACATATGATGGGATTCCCTGAAGACTTTGAACTTGTAGGCGGTAGGTCGAAGCTAAATCATATCGCTCAAAACGTACCAACGTGTACCGCTCGTGATATGACGTATGAAGTCATGAAGTATCTTGATGATGATCTTGATGATAGTGGTCTTTCATTCATGCGTCAAAATAATGTGAAGAAAACTTATGATACACCATTTACAACTGGAGCAACCCTTGAAAGTTTCATATAAATACAACGAAGGTCCAATCCTTCAAGAAGTGCAAGACTATATCGATGGAACCTATGATGAGCACTATTCCACAAATAACTATCAAGCGACTGAGTTCATTATCGATGGAGGCCACGGTGAAGGCTTTTGCATCGGTAACATTATGAAGTATGCCCAGCGATATGGCAAAAAGAACGGATATAACCGAAAGGATCTAATGAAGATTATACATTATGCCGTGATTGCGATGTATAATCATGATCTATACCATGAGGAGAAATAAATGCCAGAGATCTCTATTGATGTTGGCGAATTAAGAAAAAGAAAAATCCTGGTAGCAACACCTATGTATGGTGGAATGTGCGGAGGTCAGTACACAAAGTCGACTGCCGACTTGGCCAAGCTTGCTATGCAGTATCAAATGACGGTTGACTTCTTTTATCTTTTCAATGAATCACTGATTACACGAGCTCGTAACTATTGTGCTGACGAGTTTCTGCGTAACACCGATTACACTCACCTGATGTTTATCGACTCGGACATCGGATTCAATCCAAACGATGTATTGTCACTTGCTGCTATCGCAGATCCCGAAAGCGATAAAGACATTGTATGTGG